CCTCGTGCTCCCGCGTTGACAGATCGCCGCTGACCGTCACCTTGCCGCCCTTGGTGAGATACTGCGCCACCTTTTCGCCGCGCAGGCCAAACATGGCGCAGTCAAACCAGAGCGTGCGCTTTTTATCCCCGAACCCGTCGTTGACGGCGACAGACCACCTTGTGACCTTGTCGCCGCCTTTCATCTCGTGAACTGCCGCATCTTTGCCGATGTTGCCCGCAATCGTAACGACCTTCATTTGCTTTCCTCGATCCACTCGGCGTGCGGGTTGTCCTCGATGACCTCGCCCGTCTCCTCATCGTGCTGCACCGGCACCGGCTCCGGCTCATCCTCAGGCTCCGGCAACTGCGGCGCGAACCGAGGCCCGCCACGGCGAGGCGCTGGCGTCACGTCGCGCGCTGCGTCGGGGCCGTAGTCGCTCACCTCCTCGGCAACGGCCATGCCCATCAGCGCGTCCGCTGCACCGTCGCGCACCGCGAATGCCGTGGCGCGGTTCATCAACATGCGCGTCGGGTATTGCTTCCAAGGCCCGGCCTTGCCAGCGAGGCCCGCGTTCTCCGCGTCCGCCATCGAGAACGTGCGCTTGAGAACTTGGCCGCTTGCTCGGGTCAGGGTTGCGGTTGCGACCGCGTGCTTGCCCTCACCCGTGACCTCGCAGTCAATCATATGCCCAGCGCGCAGCACCAAGGCCCGAAGCGCGTCACCCCAAATGGTCGGGCGCCCGTTGACGATGGCGATGGCGCTCAGGGCTTGCATCGGCGCCAGGCCAATTTCCATTCCTTTAAGGATTGCCGCCATGATTTTCTCGGGGTTTTTCTGAAAGTCCCTCGGGATCATATCCCCGCCGCCGCTGAGCGCTTGCGCGAGCCGGTAGGCTTGATCGATATCTTGGGGGATGATCGCGGTCAGCGTGCCGCCGCAGGTGACGGGGGCGCGGTCCTCGCGCTTGGCGATGCCGTTAGTCATGCTGTTGCCTCCTTGGCGATGGCGCGGTCGATGAGTGCCAGCACGTCCTCTTGCGTGCGGTCCGGAGCGTCATTCCACTCGGTGAGGTTGGACGATGAACTGAGATAAAGATCATCGTCTCCAAGGGAGAGAAATAAAGCAGCAAACGCCAATTCCCTTGGTTTATAGTCTGGCGCGGCTTGGCCCATTGCGCCTAAAAGGCACCAGCATTCCACACCATCAACCACGCGCTTACATTTTCCCTGCGTCCAGCCCTGCGCGATCAGCTTGCGCGCCTCGGCGAGCGTTGCCGCGACGCTCATGCCAGCATACCCAGCGCCTGCATATACAGATCAAGCATGGCTTCGGCCTCCGACCGCTCGTCGGCGGTCTTCTTGCGCAGGCGGATCACCTCGCGCAGAATCTTCGGATCAAACCCGTTGCCCTTGGCTTCGGCGTAGACCTCCTTCACCTGCTCGGCGATTTCCGCCTTCTCGGCTTCGAGCGTTTCGATGCGCTCGATGATGCCGCGAAGCTGCGCGCCGTGAACCGTGGTGCTGTGGTTGTCGTCGATAAGGTCGGTCATGTTGTCATTCCTCAAAACTGAATTGCAACGCGGGGGACATCCCCGGCGATGATGGCGTTGATTGCGGCTGTGGCGGCTTCCGCTCCGATGGCGGGAGTTAGCGCCTTGACCGCCGCGGCAATAACCGACGCGGCGAGGCGGTCGTACTTGGCTCTCTCTTTATCAAGGCGGTCGATTGCCCCGGCGAGTGAGGCGTTCAAAGATTCAAGCACTGAGGCAATGGCGGCTGCAGCGCGCTCTTCAAATTCATCCCATTCACTCCCTTGGGGAAGGTGCTCGATGATCGAAATGCGTTCGCAAATTTGCCAAGTTTCATTGTTTGCCGTGAAGCCACAAGTCGTTATGGAAGAAAACATAAGCTCTAGCGCAGCGACCCTGGCGGCTTCCTTGGTTTCCCAGTCCGACAGCGGCGCGCCCTGCTTCGTGGCACACACGGCTGCGAGCGATGTTTCGTCAATAAGGTCGGTCATGTCGTTGCCCCTCCTGAGGCGATTTCGATTGAGAGCGCCGCTGCGTCACGGCTTGGCTTGGTCTTGCCGCGAGGCGTGAGGGCGTGCAGCGTGTGGCTGCGGTCCTCCACCTGCGAGGCCATCCAGATCGGCGGCGAGATTTCGACGATTCCCGGCTTGGAATAATCGGGCCATTCCCCGGTTGCTAGGCAGCGCCGCCAAGTCTTGCGGGCCAAAGATGTTTGGCTTCGTCCAACATCCATGAATGCCTCGTCGAGCGCAACAACGGAAACGCAATGCGGGCGAGTTTTTTCGACGAACACAAAGCGCATACCCTTGAGGGCCATCCCGGCGGCGCGGAAAGTGTCAAGATAATGCTCGTGCTGGATGTGATACCCAAACGCCACGATGGATTGCGTCACGGCGTCATAGTGCGCGCTCGTTGTGGTTTTCAGGTCGTAGAGCCAGCCGTCTGCGCCGACATAATCTGCCATCGCCCGGCATTGCACGCCCTCGACCTCAGCGATTGCGACAACCTCAGCGCGCGATGGGTCCGAGAACACTTCGGGCAAGCCTATGCGCTTGAGGGCTGTTTTGACCTTGGCCGCCATATCCAAAACCTTGGCGGCGTCCTTCTCCAACAGCGGCGTGTAGCCCTCGGCCCTCGCCTCGTCGCGTTGCTGGCGCGCATCCTTGCTGCGCCAATCGTCATGGGCGATGACGCGGATCGACTCGCCTGCGCTCAAAACTGCGGTGTGCGCTGCGGTGCCAACGTCAAACAAATCCTTAAATTCAGGCACGCAATCGGGATCAAGGCGCGGTGACGATGCGAATGCGTGCGCCGGGCTTTCGCGGAGGATCTTGCGCGCGAGGCTGGATGAGAGGCTCGGCGTCTCGCACGGGTCGGCGTGGTAGACCGCAGGCGAGATTCCGTAGTGGATGCCGGGGGGTAGGGTTGTGCGGGTCATGCGTCTTGCTCCTCTTTAATTCCATTGGGCCTGTGGCGATCTATCGTCGCCTTGCGTTGCGCGTCGGCTTTGCGGTCAATGAACGCGTCGTGCTCCTCGACTAGCGTGCGCTCAAACCCTGAGAGCCACTCCGGCTCCTGCGGCAGGTCGTGCAGATCCATCGCCTTGTCGTATGCGGCGACGCGCTTGCCATGAATCGTGTTGGCGCATTTGATAATGGTTGCCATCATGATCGCGGTGCCAGTCCTGCCATCTCGGACGCTGGCGAGTAGATCATTGATGCGCTCAGCCCCCAAGCGGATTGCATCGCGGTCTTGCGCTTCGGGCTTCCTGTTGTTTTTCCGCACCCATTGCGCCGCGTAGACGTGCGACCCGTCAAGAAAATGCTGGCGCGCATCGGGCGAGTGGATCCAGTCCTTCGCCAACGCCTCGCCTGGATGCTCCACCGCGTCAGCGGGCGCGGCTGATTCGGTCGGCGCGTAGTCCGCGATCTTCGGCCCGACCTTTTTATAAGCGCCGATGATCTCCTTAATCTCAGGCCACCACCCCGAGCTTGCCGTCATGTCAAGCTCATCGGCCAAGCGGTCGAGCCAATGGCGAAGGCTGTCGGCTGTGGCGTCGGTTGGCGTGTGGCGATTGAGAAGCCGCACGATAGCCTCGAATTCGTCCTCTCGCGATTCCTCGGTGTCGAGCCGCTTGGGTGGCGTCTTGCGCTTGATCCAGCGCGCCAGCCATCCGCCTATGATTGATTGGCGTTCATTCAAGTGCATATTTTTTCCTCATCCGTTCGAGTGTGTCGCTGCCGTCTCTCACGCGGGCCTCCATCTCACTCGGCGCGCGCTGTCTGCCCTCAACCGCCTTGAGCGCTGGCGCCGACTTCAGGCCCGCGTGCCGTTGCATTGGCTGATCGAAATATCGAAACGCCCCGATCGGTTCATAATGCGGACCCGCTGCGATGTGGCTGATGACCTCGATAATTTCATCGTCGCTCAGGCCCAGTCCGTGCCACCTGGCGACGCTCATCATGTCGGTCGGGGATCCGATCATTCGGCCTGTTGCCGTCATGCCCGATCGGTCGTGTTTTGCTGCCACTAGGATGCGCTCTCGGATGCCAAAGCATTCTTCCTCAACGGGGGCCTCGCCTACGCGCGCGCTACCACCACCACCATCTTCTAGGGTATCTAAGGGGTTGGGGGGATGCTGGCGTCCTATTTTAGGGACGCTACCGTCCGGTTTTAGCGTTAAAATAGGATGCTGGCGTCCGGTTTCGGGTTTGCCCATATAGGACGCTGGCGTCCGGTTTTCTTCCTCAATATCGGGAGCGGGCGACGGGTTTTTTGAGGATGATTCAGGGGCGAAAAGGAGCCGATAATCGTTCGCCTTTTCACGCCCGCGATGGACTGTGCATTGCAGCAATCCGCGCGCTTCAAGTCGGCGGATTGCCTTCCTAGCGTTGCGCGGATCGACGCAACATTTTCGCCCAAGCTCGGCCATGGACATGAACAAAAAGCCCCCCGCGCTGGCACGGTCGGCAAGCGCAACCAGGGCCAAGCGCTCGCCTGCCGTGACGCCCTCGACTAGCCATGACGCGTTGAGGTATTGGTTGCTCACGCCTGCGCCCTTCTCAGCCCCGTGACCGGGCCAAAGTCCTCGACAAGCCTCAACAGCGCCGCCATGTGCGCCGCTGCCAGATTGCTAACCGGCCTTGACGATGCGCCCGCCTCGGCCTCCCACTTGCGAATGGTCCTCGGGTTAACGCCAAACGCGCGCCCGGCCTGAATCTGCGTCAGGCCAAGGGCGTTGCGTCCCGATTTGAATTGCGCGGGGGTCAATTTCCTTCCCCCTCTTCCCAATCTTGCATATCTTCGGCGACGATTGCCCAAGCGTCTTCAACGGTCCAATCAAATCCCGCAGACCCAAACTCCTCGCCAAGCGATTTCAGCAAGCCGATTGAGTAATTTGTCGCGTAAAGCCTTTGGATGCTCCAGCGATGTTTGACGGTAACGCGATTGGCAATTTGAGCAATAAAGCCCGACAGGGTGAGCCCCCCGACCGCAGTTACGATTTCAGCCACCCTCACCTTTTGACGCGGAATAACGGGCTCTCCTTCCAGCCCGGTTCCCATCTGCATATAAAGCCAATGTGGCCGCGCTGGCAGCTTGGCGTAGCACTGACCGCAGAGCCAGTAGCCTGAAACAAAGTCACCGTGAAGGTGTTCGCACGTCATGTCGCCGCCTTCCTCTTGTTGATTCCGTTCGCAACACATAGGCCCAATGGGCCGCTATGTCAACGCCTAAACGCGCCCATCCACCTCACCCACCGGCCACCCATCCGGCCTAAACCCGGCGAGATACGCCGCCATCAGCGTCGCCGCCTTGCCCGGCACAGGGGCCGCGCTGGCAAGCTCCGGCGCGCGGACCCACCGCTGGAGCGTCGAGAGGCTGACGCCCCAGAGCGGGGCCGCTTGGGTTTGCGTGAGGTTGAGCGCGGCTAGGCCTGCGCGGAATGCGGCGGGGGTCATGGTTTCCTCCCGTGGTTGGCGTGGTAGCCGTATTCGATGTTGGCTTTGGCGCGCGCTTCGATTGCCTCATCTTTGTTTTTGAAGCGACCGATAGCTATCTGCCTCCCGTTTTTATATATTTTAGCCAACCAGACCAGACGTCTATTGTCCCAATAAACGCCGATTGTGCCGCTTGTGTTCTTAATGCCAATAGCGCGATTTTTGCTATTTTCTTGGCTTGTAGCGCTTCTAAGGTTTGAGATTCTGTTGTCAGACTTGTTTCCGTTGATATGATCTATTTGGCGTTCGGGCCATGCACCCGAGTATATTGCCCACGCAACACGGTGCGAAAGGTAGTGCCTGACAAATATCCTTCCACTAAAATACCCGCTAGACATTTTTGCGTTGAGCGCGGGCTTGCCTGCGCATCTTGCATTCCAAGTATTCATAGCGACAAGTGCGGACTTTTTCCCGTCAGTAAAAAACGAAACGTCCCGCACGCGCCAGACAAGCGCGCCGGTCTCCGGGTCGTAATCTATCAGCTGGCGAAGGACGCTGGGGGATGGTTGCTCTTTATCGGTCATGGCATTGCCTCGCTCACCAATGCGTTCGCCTGGTTTATTTGATCGGAGGTTGCAGGCGTGCCATTTTTGCGCGGCAAGCTACTGACAAAGCGGCATATATTTGCTTGATCTCTTATTGATCGGGGCAGGGTGCAAATATGAATGAGGACGTCGCCAATCGTCACCTCGCGCACAATCCCGGTCATAGCATCGCCCCCACGCGCGCGGCCCATGCGAGCGCGCTTTCCTCCGACTCGATCACCACGGCCTGACCGCGCCACTCGGCGTGCCACGCGACCTGAGCGGGGCTGAGCATCCTTGCGGATGGCGGTTTCGCGCCGTCTTTGACCTCCACAAGGTGATTGACGCCATGCGCCCCGAGCATCAGGTCCGGCACGCCTCGGCCTACCGCGTGGAGGTGCTGGACGCTAAAGCCGAGCTTTCGAAACAGCTTGACCAACGCGGCCTGGTTCGCGTCAACGCGCGCGCGGATCATGCCGCCTTCCTCCGCTTCAGCAGCCCAAGAGCCGCCCGCACCTTAGCAATCGTCGCCATTTTGCATTCCCTCCCTAAGCGCAGGTTGTTGACGTAGGCCGCATCGTTGAGCGCCATCCTCCCAAATTCGGTGACGGACATGCCGACCCTGAGGCAAGCGGCCTCGATCTCGGCGAGCAATTCGGGGTGTGCTGGTTTGTGTGTCATCCCGCGATTATATTGGACGCTGGCAATATCGCAAGCGCCATCGGCCTAGCGCGGGGTGCGCGAATTATTTTTGCCCGGCGGTGAACTTTGTGGTTGCGATATTGGACGCGGCCAATTAATAATAACGGACGGACGGAAAAACGACAACGCAAGGAGACGAAAACATGATCCCCCCCTCCTACTACGGCGCAGAGCCGGACGACGACGAGCGCGCTTTTGACGCCGCCGCCGAAATCCTCGCCGAAAGGCTCCGGGCCGCAAACAAAGCGATCCGAGACGCCGCCCGCATCGCCCTTCCCGCCGTCGCGTTTTTGGAATCGCTCGGCGTCACGGTCAACGGTTACGACCTGAGCCGCGACGAAACGCTGGCGATGCTCGGCGGTATCAGCGCGAGCGCAGAGGCGGACATTCTCGACGCTTGCGTGCATAACTACGCCACCGCGATTGACGCCCTGAACGGGCTGCTGGGCGACGCTGAGCAAGCGCAGGCCGACGCGATCAAGCAGGGCGCGGCGATTGACGCCGCATACAATGGAGACGCAGCATGACAAACTCAGACATTGACCACCTCTTTGAGATCATCCCCGAGCGGCGGCAATTCATCGGAGGGTATATTTCCGGCATCCCCATTTTTGTGGTGCCTTGCCCGCGCGAAGGATTCCTGGTCTCAATCGACGACACCAAGATTACTGCTTCAGGCGCGCGCCGTCTCGGCCTCGCGCTTCTCGCCGCAGCCGATGCCGCCGAAGCCGCCGGGGCGCGGATCAAATGAGCGCCATCACTTGGCGCAACGCGCGCCTCGCCGCGACCACCGCAGCCGAGGCCGCGCTTGTGGCTCTCCTCGCGGCTGGGGTCGGGTTTCTGATTTTGGGAGTGACGCCATGACCGTTCCAGCCCCGATCCACAAAACGTGCCGATCCTGCGACACGCCAAAGCCGGTGACGGCTTTTCACTGGCGCAACCGAGCGCGCGGCGTGCGTCATTCAACCTGCAAGGCGTGCCGGTGCGAGGACGAGCGGATGAGATACAACGAGCTGGAATTTGATCGCATCTATTTGGGCGGTCCCGGCCCGCGACCCCTGCCAGCAATCGCGCCAATCAATCCGCCGCTTCCGTGGGGCTACGGCATGACGCCGGACGACATGGCGGCGATGGACGAGGCGGACGCGGACCCGTTTCCGCCGGCTGTCTACGGCATGACCCCCAAGCGCGCGGCTGCGCTGAAATGGCTTAAAGACATTCAGAACATCCCGGCGACCACACCGGCGAGCGTGGTTGACCCGGCGGACGCCTGCGCCGATCCTGACCCGATGGGCGACGGATCGGCCTGGGGCTGGGTGACGGTCGCCACGATAGGCGCGCTCGTGGCGCTGGTTGCCATTGTCGCGTGGGTGACGGTATGAGCCGCTCCGCGTTTCTGCACCGCGCCGACGCGGCGTATCCGTTTCAAAACTGGCAACCGTTCCCGAGCGGCGCAATCGTTCAGGTAAAAAACCAATATGGGGTCTCGAGAATCGACATGGCCGAGAATCTTTGGTGGGGATATGAGCGAGGACTCAGTGTGCTGGGCGAAGCCGTCATTACGCGGGCGCGGCGCCTGGATCGCCCGAAGGTGACGGCATGAGCGCGCCAGATTGGGAGGGATTCGCGCGTGCAATCATGGCCTCTTGGCCTGAAAGCGGAGTTGACGGCTGCGATATTCAAGATTTTGCGGTCAAATATCGGCTTATAAAATCGGTTGCGGGCGGGTTTGATGAGCGCGTTCATGCTGACGATTTCGGCGTAGGCGCGGAAGCTGGCGACGAATGGTTTATTCAGGCGTTTCCCGAGGCGCGCGACTGCCAGTGCGGCGGCGAGGCTACGCTGTCGCACGGCCACGCGCCCGGAGCGGGCGACGCCTGCGCGGCGTGGTGCTTGGATTGCGGCGCAACCGGGCCAGCGGATGAGGGCGAGGGCGACGCGGTGAAGGGCTGGAATGATATGATGGAGCGCAAGCCATGAGCGACCACACCCACGCCAAGCTGCGCGCCGACCTCGGAAGCGGGCCATTCTCAATGGACACGCTCTACGCAATGACGCGCGAATGGAAACCGCGATCAAACAGCTACAGGCTCCGGCGCACGATTGCCGGGTTTGTCCGGCGCGGTGACGTGCTGGTAATCGGCGTCGATGCGCGCGGTCGGCGGGTGTTCCGGCTCCCGGAGGTGGGGCCGTGCGCGTCTTGATCGCCTGCGAGTTTAGCGGCACGGTGCGGCGCGCGTTTACCGCTCGCGGTCACGATGCATGGTCCTGCGATCTGCTACCCGCTGAGGACGGATCAAACCGGCACATCGTCGGAGACGCGCGCGACCTGCTAAATGACGGTTGGGACTTGCTCATGGTCGCGCACCCGCCTTGCACGCGCCTCTGCAACAGCGGCGTGCGGTGGCTCACCAAGGCCCCGCCAGGCCGCACGCTCGCAGATATGTGGGCGGAGCTTGAGACGGGCGCGGCGCTGTTCTCGGCGTTCTGGAATGCGAAAATCCCGCGCATAGCGGTCGAGAATCCAGTGATGCACCGGCACGCCAAGGCATTGATCGAGGGCTACGAGCCGCCCGCGCAGAGCGTCCAGCCGTGGCAGTATGGTCATGGCGAGGTCAAGCGGACTTGCCTGTGGCTGCGCGGCCTACCGGTTCTGACGCCGACCGATGTGGTTGAGGGCCGAGAGGCTCGTGTGCATCGGATGCCGCCAGGCCCGAACCGTGGCAAGGAGCGCAGCCGGTTCTTCTCAGGAATTGCCGACGCGATGGCGGATCAGTGGGGGGTCGCATAATGTACCGGAGATGCCGCTACCACCGCCAGCCCGACCCGAGATTTCTCATCCTCGCCGTGATGCTGGCCATCATGGGCGTAACTACTTTGCTCGCGTGACGGATGAGGCGTTGCGCGCGCCACGGCCCGCGTGCATATTGGACGCGGGCAATATAAGGAGACGAAACATGAACATTCCAGGCCCTACCGAAGTGCATATCCGAGCGATGGCGGCCATCCTCGCGCAGCCCCGAGTTTGGCACATGAGCATAGATGAATTGCAAGAGGTCGCCGCCGCCGCCACTAACGGCAGGGCGAGGCCGTGGCGAGTGAAGTGCACCATCAAGATCATGCGCCGCGGGCGGGGCCTTGGTAATATCGTGAAGGGAGATACGCCATGACGTTCTCGCAAAAGCGCCGTCTGCTTATCCGCGTCGCATGGGCACTGTGGGCCTCAATCGTGGTCGCCATAATCATAGACGGGAGCGCGCCTTGGGCCGCGTATGGCGCGTGCGTGTCTGTGACGCTTTACGGTGCGCTCTTGCATTATTGCTTCATGCACGAATAACAAAAGCCCCGCCCTTTGGCTTGCCTCCCGGATCGGTGGAGGGGCGCTAGGGCGGGGCGGATGAGGCAACGTAGCACAGGAGAGATGAGCATGGCAATTACCGCGAACGAGGCGCTGCGCCGGTCCGACGATGCGCTGAAACGGATCGAGGCGTTGGAGAGCAGGCTTTGGCGCGCGTTCGCGGGGCTAGATTTGCTCCAAGACCTTACCATCCCGCCGATTGATGCGCTGGAGGAGCAGCTTGAGCGCGCGATCCAGCGCATCAACGCATTGGAGGCGCTCGTTTTGACGTCCTCAGCGGAGTTGGCCAATCTTGGAATCACGCTCGCCAACCCAAGCCGCGAGCGCCTTGACCCGCTCGCCACACGCCACCAACGACCCCCGGTCGAGCGCCCATAGCCGCAGCACGTCACGCGAGGCAAGGGCGCCCGCCACAGGCTCAGGGGCGGCACACGGGGCGGTGAGGGCCGCAGGCGGCGACGCCAGCACGCCGGGCGACACCGGGGCCAGAGACGAAGTGCAGCCGCCGAGGGTGATGGCGGCGAGGATTAGAATGAGGGCGCGCATTGTGTGGGCCTCGCAGGAGCAGGAGAGACGGACATGATTAATGAATACGAAAGGGCGGTGCTGCGCCACCAATTCTACCCGAGCAGGGGTAGCGGCGTGATACCCGGCGCAGCGTTTAACGCGGCGATGGAAAGCCTGACTGGATCGGGCTATATCCGCGACGGGCTTATAACGGCAAAGGGCGCTGAGGTCATGGGCTACCCAATGGCGCGCATACCCCGCGCCCGCGTCGTCGGCTTTGCGGCGCTTGTCGTCGCGGCGCTGGCGATGATCGGGGTTTTAGCGCTGGCGCTTTACGGCGCGCAGCACGTGTTGCAGGCGATGGTCACGTGAGCTAACGCCCCACAGCGCGCAACGCCTCCACAGCCTCAGCGCCCAAGCAAGGCCCATCGTCCTGGGCCGCCTGCGCCGCGTCCCTCGCCTGGCGGGCTATCACGGCCTCCCGCGCCAAAGCAGCGCGAGCGGCGTCAGCGCCAGCCCGAGCAGCCCATTGCGCGGCCTCGGTCTGGCGTGCCACCTCATCGGCCTGTAGCGCCTCGCACGCGGCCTGTCCGCTGCGGTAGGCGCGGTGATCCACCCACGCGAGAGCGAGGCATAGGGCGAGCGCTGCGACGGCATACGGGCCGAAGCGGATGGCGGCGGGAAGGATTGCAAGCATGAGCGCGTTGTCCTATGATCGGCAGGCGTCGCGGTAAAAGCGGTCCCTACGTGGCGACGGCCACGGGCATCAGGTGAGGCGCCCGCCGCGACGCACCAGCGCCTCATGATCGGCTGAGAGAGCGCCGCCGCCAGCAATGGCCCGCCCGCAAGGGGCGGATACCCAAGGCGAGCCGAGAGTGCGCCGCGCGCCGGATTGGAGCGCGGCGCGCATTACCGCCAGCCCGCCGCCCAGTCCCGCAAGCGCAGCCTGAATATCACCGCAAGGACCGCAATAAGGCCAACGATGATTGCGAGATTGATCCAGTTGGCCGACAGCGCCGCGTTGACCACGCCACCGCCAGCCGTCAACATGCCGACGCTCACCGCCTGGATGGTCTGCGATTTTGCCGGGCTAGATCGATCCGGCGACACGGGCCGCGATGCCGGGACGGGGGCCTCCATCGGGGCTGTGGTGTCGTCAGTCAGCCACAGCGCGATCTCGGCTTTGCGCCGGTTGCGCAGGCCGTTGCTGTCAGCTTTGCGCTTGGTCACGGGGTCGGTGACTTTGATCCACCGGAGAAGCTGGCCGGGCACCTCGTCATAGCGGCCCTGGTTGAGGAGCCGCACGAGCGTTGACGTGGCGACCTCAGCGCCGCCGACATTAAGCGCCCACGACACAAGTGCGGCGTGCTGATTTGCGGTTATCGGTGCGGTGACGTTGCGCTCAATATCGTCCTCAGCAATCGCGAGGTCAGCCGTGAAAAATTGCTCTGCCTCGTGCTCGGTGATCCGGTCGCCCATTCGCACGCCGGAGGTGTGCCCCCAGCCGATGGTGGGCTTGTTCGCTTGGCACAGGTAGGCCGTGAGGCGCAGGCTTTCCCATCTCTTGATAAGGTCACGGCCCGCTTCGCTGGTTCTCATCGGAAGCCCTCCACCGCAACCGGCGCGCTATTCATGCCTACGACTTCAATGGCAACCGCGCCGAATGATAAAGCGAGGACGATGGCGGCGGCGATTGTCTGAGTCATTGGGGGCCTCCCGGCGGGGTCAGTGTTTCAAGGTAGAGCTTCAAAAGCGCTAGCAGAACCGCGCCAAGGACAACCCACACCCGAAGGTTTATCTTTTCGTGCAGGTCGGCATTCTTTTTAATCGCCGCTTTCATCGTGGCTAGGTCGCTGTCGATGCGCCCTCGCCATTGATTAAAATCGGCCCTTCGGTTTTCGTCGTCGCTCACGGAGCCACCCCGCACATGCTCGTGCGCCGCGCGTGATCGCCCGGACGACGATATAGCCGAGCGTAAACTCTGCTATTACAAGCAGCACCATGCCGCCCCAGGCCCACGGCGGCATTGACGTAAACACGTTCAGGAGCGCGCTTTCCACGTCGAGATTGGGCGGCAAGATTCCCGTCAATGCTAGCCCCCCCAATGCACGATGCGCCTAGAGGTGCGGATAGCACGTTCAGCCAGGCGCGCGCATACCCCAGACAGGTGATGACATTGCTATTCATCGCGCGCCCTTCCGAAGATTGCAGCCGCCACGATGGGGCCGAGGGCAACGAACGGAGTCGCCATCAGCCACGCGGCCCACTGCCCGGCCACTGCATCGCCGACCACGAACGCAACGGCCCCCGCGCCCGTGGCGTAGGCCGGGAGGTCGCCGAGAAGCCAATCCCGGAGCGTGCGCGTTGTCGGGGTGCGCAGGTATTGTATGGCCTCCCACGCACCGCCCCATGCGGCTACGGTGGCCGCGACGGCGAACCATGGCGGAGCGCCAAGCGCAAGCGCGCCAAGGGCGGTCCATGCGCCGATCCAGCCGTGTGATGCCTGCGTTGACGCCACCGCGTAGGGCGTCGGGCGGGTGTCGCCGTCGGACGTGCCGAACGCGCCGAACAGATCGCGCAGGCGGGCGGCGATCATCGGCCAGTCTCCACCGGAACCAGACCCATCGCTGCAAGCGCCGCAAGCCCGTCGTCGCCTATGATCGCCGTGATCCGCGCGGGCGATGCAAGCGGGCTGGCGTCCCCCTGAATAAGCGCAACCGCCGCTTGAGCGCGCCCGGCCCCCGCCATGTTGACCACGTTGTCGGTGTCCCACGAGGGCCGTGCAAGCGCTGATGTTGCCAGCCCTAAAAACTGGGTTCCGATTATGCCAGACGCAGCGGAATACAGGTTCCCAGCGTCGTCTTGCCATGTGCCGCCGTTATAGGTCAGGGCGTCGGCGGGTCCGAATGCGAGGATCATTGCGAGGTGGTTGGCGTCGGAGACCATAGACACGGGGCAGGCGATTGTGATCCTCATGGTGTGGTATATCCCCCGGTTACGTTGACGGTCCACCCAAGGCCCGTAAGAGTGTCGATAGCGGGCTGCCCTACGCCCACGGACGGAGCCGACCCGCCTGACTGGTCAAACCGGCGCGTCCCAGCCGCAATGCCCGAGGCGACAAGCGAAACTAGGATGTTGTCGATACTGGCTTCCAAAAGATTTGTGCCGGTAAAGGCGTTGAGAAAATCACCACCGCTTATATCGTCAAAGAAATTTGCTGGAAAATTGGTAAGTGATGAGCAATTTAAAAACATGCTTTGAAAATTAGTGCCGGAAGATGTATCAAGCGAAGTCATGGTCACGACGCTGCTATTAGAAAAAAACGTTGATCTGAAGTTCACCACGGAAGATGTATCATACGCTGGGACCGTTACTTGACCCGTGCAGCTTTCCCATGCAAACGAAAGGTCGGTGCATGAAGACGTGTCAACCAGAGGAAATTGCGTAACTTCCGATCGGCCTCTCCAAAACACTGACATATTAGTAACTGCGCCGTAACTGGCTTCTGCGCCATGCACAACCATTTCCGCCTCGGCTGCGGCCTTTTCCACGGCGTTTAGCGAGCCATTGCGAATTACTTGGCCCACCAGCGCTCCGCCGGGGAAGTATTTACCGTTGGCTCTTCCGCCTATCTCGTAGGCTCCTGCGGGGATTGTCACCTCATAAGACGCCGTGCCCACATCGGTGCCGAGCACCATCGTGCCGCTCCAACCACCAGATGGAACAGTGATGCCCATCACGTCGTCAACTTTGTCCAGCGCCAACCTGGCCGGGCCGGTCTGATACGTTGGGCGCTTAGACGCCGTGGCTTGCGTCGCGTGGTTGCCTCGACCGGACCTGTCGGCCATCCGCGACACAGACTGCCCTGCGGCATCAACAGGGGCTTCGACGCCGCCCGGTTTTTGGAACAGGGTGCTAAGCGTGGACGGGTCAAACCACGCGCCCTGCTGGCCCCCGGCAAAGAGTGACGCGATGGTCGGGGCCGCACCCCCACCCCCGCCCCCGCTCCGCGTGAGGCCCACGCCTAGCCCAAGCCGCGCCATCAGACGACAAACGCCACAATGGCCGTCGCCGTCGTGCCGGTCGCCCACACGCGCACGATGCCGACCTGAAGGTCAGCGCCAGCGGCCACGGCAATAGTGCGATCCGTGCCCGCCACCGTCGTTACCTTGATGTTCCCCGCGTTGCCCGTGACGCGCAGGCAGATCGCCACCCCCCCAGGGAGGTCAGCGCCGTCGTTGGGCGTGACCGGAATGACGTCGCGGGCGAACCCCGAGAGGTTGCCGCCGGATGAAGTGAATGGATTGCCCATGGCGATGTTCCTTAAAGTGCGACGCGGCCAGCGTCGGGGGTGACGCAAACGAAGTCCCCACCGTCGAAGCGAAGCGCGTTAATCGCGCCAGTTTCAGAAGTGTTAAATGATGCTGGCCCGGTAGATAGAAAGAGCCCGCTCGAAAAGTTGTAATAACTGTGCGATGATCTTACAGTGTGGTATTCGGTATACGGGTCATCGCCGGGGGGGTTTACAGTTCGGTAAAATGTGCTAAGAATTGCATAGTTTGAGGACCAAGTAGCGCCGTTGTCTGTGGAAACAGCCATAACAAGACTGGACCTGCCGGATAGGTTGACCACACTTGCGTCAATAGAAACGCCGCCATACCCGTCAAGTCCCGTTACCGAAGCGGCTGCGCCTCCCGCGTAAAGAAACACCTTAACGCAAGTGCGAGCAAGCGCCGTGACGCGAGGCGCTCCGGTCGCGCCCTCGGCAATCGCCAGCGGATTATCGCGCAGCGCCGTCACGGTTGATCCGCTCGGGATACCGCCAACGCCAACCGCTCCGGCTGATAAATCTGTAAACGTCGTCATTGCGGTTTATCTCCTGCGCGCATTATAGCCACCTGAAAGGGCGCGGAACGTCCAGTCCGTCATTGCCGTCGTCGTCTAGCCAGTAGCCTATCTCTTGCTTCTGTTGCTCAGTTGCATCAACAAACGGCGTTACGTCGCTTTCTTGCCACAACCATAGCACGCCGATAGACCCGTTGTCCTCCATCGTGTAGGCGTAGCGGCTGCCGGGCGCGCTGGAATGCGCCGAGGTAATCAGCCAATTCCCTGCACGCTTTGAGCCGTCGAACTTAACGTCAAGAAAATGCTCAACATTTACAGAGTCGCCCGTCCAGTAGGTTCCGGCCTGCGGTGCGCTAAGCTCCATCGTCGCCTCACGCCGCACGTCCTTAAACCGTTGCAAATATGTCGATGCAGTTGATGCCGCGATGGCGTCGGTCTGAATGAACCGGCAAAACAATTCGCGGATAGCAGGCTCGCCGCCATATTGCGCCTGCTTGTCAACGTCGATAGCGACCTGCGCCCGCTCATAGCTTCCCTTGTCGGTGATGCTGGCGATGGGACTGCGCAGGCCGTAATAGACAAACACCTGCGACGCGCGCTCCTCGGGCTTTTCCTTGATCGCAAAAGACCCGGCCAGGATGTGGCCCTCGTCGGTCAGCGTCGAAGGCGCGAAGTCCGGGCGCTGAGCCTTGAGGATAATCTTTTGAACGCGTTCATCCCACCACACGTTCGCCATCGCTTGCAGGCAAACCTCACCGGCGAGATCGTCAATCTTGGTTGGCTCGGTGATGTAAGCCGTGAATTGATAAGCGCTTCGCCACAACGTGTATTCAGCATCCCACGCGCTCGCGTCAACGTAGGCCGCGTCAATGCCACCGCGCGTCACTAGCAGGTCATAGAGAATATCGCTAAACGGCTCGGCGACATACGCCACCACCGTTTGAACGCGCCCGTTCTGGCTGTGGCTCGCCGCCTCGGTGTTGAGCGCCGCACGGGTTAGCCCGGTGATCCGCACGTTGCTATCGACCAGCGACCGGCCCGTGTATTGGATAAGCTCCGACCCGATCCGCACCCATCCCGTCGCGGGATAATCGGCGACAACGGCGCCCGCCACGTCAAGCGTCGTCACGCTGGCGTCAATGTCCGATGCAAGCGCGCCCGGCGACAGCAGCGGCGCGGTGATGCCGGTGTCCGTGACTTTGCGCAGCGCATCCTTTGCGGTGATGCTTACGCCGTCGCGGCCTGCGTCGATCTTCTCGATGAGGTATTCGCGCCTTATCATTTCGGCCAGCGTATCGCCGAGGTTGCCCTCGTAGATGCGCAAAACATACCCGACATGGAACGGATTGCGCGAAAGCCACTTAGACCAAAACGAGCCTTGCGTTGCCGGGTCATAGCTGCGATCCGCGACGTAGGGGTCGGTCTCGACGTCGTTGCTCGGGCTGTCCTTTAGCTTGACGCTGCACACCGCGCGCAGGCCAAGCGGGCCTTTATTCCGCGACCCGCTGGCCACGTTAAGCACGGTTGGCGCGGTTTGGTATCCCATCAGCGTCGGTATAGCCGTTGCAGGCTGGAACGCGCCCGCCTCAGTGCGCCACTCGTAAGACCCCATCGGGACGAACCGCAGCGCAAGCGATGCCGTGAGGTCAAGCGCCGAGCGAAACTTACACGTGGCGTCGGTGTTCCAGCATTTATCGCCGGTCGCGTTGCACGGAGACACGCCAAAGACGCGGCTGCAAAGCGGCTGCACAATCTCGATGACCTGGATGGGCTGCGTTGCAAACGCCATCAGAACACGCCCGTGACCGCAAGCGAAACGCTTACATAATCGTTGACTCCCATCGTCTCCGGCGCGACGTCGCTGTCGGTCCAGCACCACGCCACATCATCCGAGAACCGCGCGGGGTTGCCGATGATCCCGAACGGATAGAGCGGTAGCGTCTTGGCAAACGGCTCGAAATAGGTGCGATACCAACCGATGCGCAGATGTTCCCACGAGTAGGAGCCTGTCACCGCTTGGCGCATAAGCTGCCGCCCGAGCCATTGCCCGGTCTCGCTGAATTGCTGCTTAGCCTGTGTCACGCGGTTAATGCTTGTTGGCGTGTGCCCGGCGTAAAATGCCTGCGTCAGTTGCAGCGACACGCCCGCGCGGATAATGCCAACCGTAACATCATCGCCATCATCGACCGAAATGCGAAGGCGGCGCGTCGAAATGGGGTTGCCCGATCCGTCGGAGATCATGGCCGCAATCGTGCCGTTGTCCGCTGGCGAGATCGTCGCTTGATCCGTAAAGCCCGCCGCAAGGTCAGGGCTTGTGGCGATTACAACCACCTTACCGCTGAGGGAATGTGCCGCGATAAACACCGTGTCGATGTTCGCCGCCGCGCCAAGCGTCAACAGCCACGAAACCGCGCCAGTGCCAGGAACCCACCGTTGAAACGTGTAGTCGTTTGCCGCAAGCTCCGGCGTCGCTCCGCTCCCTGTGACCGCGCCGGTGACAGTGCTGTAGAGAATGCGCGCGTTGGTCAGCGGCTCGTTGCTGCCGAGGGTGTAGCCCGTGGTTGAGAGCGTCATGCGATAACCCCGCGAATTGTCCCGCCGTTGCGTTGCGCGTTGTTAAGCTGCTCGACCATCTGGCGAGCGAAGGATTCCCCGAAGCCCATGGAATCGTTTTGGATGTTGAAACTGAACGTTTGCGTGCGGTCGGGTTCTTTGGCCGCAGCCGCAGCGCCAGCCGCCGCGCCACCGCCTCCGCCTGCCGAAGCGCCGCCTCCGCCAGGCCTTGCCGACATGATGCTTTTGATGTTGGCAAAGCCGGTTGCGATAATCCCCGCCGCGATGGCGTAGGAGTATGGAGCCGGATGCTCGGCAAGCGCTCTCGTCGCGCCTGCGAATGTGTCCGCGATTGCCATGGCGACGCGAACGGCTTTGCTCTCGCCGAACAGCGCCATAAGGCCACCCTTTACCGATGCCATTGCAGCGTTTTGCGAGCGCTGCGTTTGCTGATTCTTGCGCTCCTCAATCGCCGCAACGCGGCTGGCGTGTTCTTGCTCAAGGCGTTGAAGCTCGGCCTTGTGCTCAGCGGTTGTCAGGAACTCGGCTGCCAGCGCTTCTGCAAGCGTTTGCTTGCTCTGAGCATACCATTCCGCCGTTGCCTCTGATTCGGTCTGCCAGCCCGCGCGCAACGCCTCAAGACGTAGCGCCATGTCCTCGGCGATCTGCTCCGGCGTTTTAGTTGCGTTAGTATTTGTGTTCGTGGTTGAAAACGTGCCGCCGATTTCAGGGTCTTCACCATCTGCCGCCGGATCGGTCGGCGTGATGCCCGTGCCGCCGCCTGTCGTGACCATGCCGTCACGCTGCGCGGCAAGCGCCTCGGTCAAGATCTTCACGCTATCCGCCGCAACCAATTGCTGCTCAGCAAGGCGCGTGTCGGTTTCTAAAAGGGCCTGGCGCTTATTAAGCAGGTCGGCGGTGAGAAGCCCCTGCGCCTCATAGGCCGATGATAATCGTTTTGACGATCCCTCAAGCCCGCCCCGAAGCGCGGCTTCAGCGCTTTGCGAATCCTTGATCTGTTTCGTTAGCGACGCAAAAGATTCGCCGGAAAGCGCAAGCGCCTTTTGCTCCTTGATGATTGCTTGCACGTTTTCAAGTCGAGAGCGCGCTTCAATTATCTTCTGACGCGCCGCCTCAACCGACATGGTGATGCCGCCGTTCAGCGCCTTGTTCAATTCCGTGGTCTGGCGAATTTCATCGCCCATCGCGCGCACCACGTCATCCGCCGCGCGCGAAACTCCGAACATTGCAAACGCTAGCTCAGCCACAAAAGGCGCAGCGGTTAGGCCGATAAAGTCGGCGACGTGCTTGATAAACGCCGCCATCGCGTCAATCATCCCGCTATCCACCAAGGCCACGCCAACAGCCGCGACCGCGCTGCCAAGCTGTGCCATGGCCGCACGAAATTCGCGCCCGCTTGCCGCCGTGTCCTCGCTCGCAAGGCCGTAGCGCTCAACCTGATCCCCGAGGCGCGCAAACTCCGCGCCGTTGTTCTTTAGGAGCGGCGTAAGAAGCGACGCATCCGAAGCAATCGCCTCAAGGTAGAACGTCATTTCCTTAGATGATACGTTGGCCTTTTCGAGCGTGCTAACGAATAGCTGCAACGATTGCGGGCCTGAAAGGTTCTTAAATTGATCCGCCGTCACCCCAACCTGCGGCGCGATTTTCTCAAAGAAGTCTTTAAGCTCGCCGCCGCCGGTCGCGGTGAAATCGCCGATCTTGTCGTTGACGTCTCGGAAAATGTCTGACAGCTTTTCGTTTTCAATGCCAAGCGACCGAGCGCCAGCAGCAGCGCGTTGAAACTCGCGCAAGCTCGCGCCCGCCGCGTTGGCGAGGTCCTGCATCTCAACAGCCGCCGCCGCGCTTTGAATTGCAAACGCGCCGACCGTTGCCCCGAACGCGGCGACCGCAACTCCCGCTTTCTTCAGGCTCTCGCTTAGCGGCCCAATGTTCGCCCCGATGTTTACGAGGATGTCAGGAATCCCAACCATCTAAGCCCGCCTTTATCTCTTCAATCGCGCCTCGGGTCAGCTTGCCTGCGTAGTCACCCTCTTGGCGTGGCCGCTTCCATTCGTATTCGCAAAGCCACTCCGAAAAGGTCATGCTCCAAAACTGATCCGGTGCAATTCCCCATTCGCGTGCTATGAGATACATCGCATCCCAGTTTATGCCCTCGGTCGGCGCGCCTTCGCCGCTGCTTTCGGCGTCGCCTTCACCGCCGGGGCCTCGGGATTTTTTGCGTCTGCCGCGCTCGGACTAACAGCCTCGCCAAGCGCCTTGACGTAGCTTTCCATGTGCGCTCGGTTGATTATCATCGCGCAATACACGTCGTCCTCATCGCACGCCGCGCCGCCCGCTTTGAGCAATTCAGCAGCGACGAATGCAAGGCCACTCATGTTCGGCGCTGAAGTGGAGAACGAGTGCAGAACCATCATCGGCGACACGCCTTGCGCCTCGATGCGGCGAAGCAGCTTGTTGGACGGCGTGACAATAATATCAACGCCGCCCCACTGCATCACGATCTCACGAAAAACGCCACCCATCAGGCTGCCGCAGTAAAGGTGAACGGGCCGCTCGACTGGAACGATGCGGAGAACGTGGTTTCGCCGTCGTGCGCTCCGCCAACCTCAAACGAGGTGATGAAGAAATTCGCCACTAGCGTTGCGCCGCTGGCAAAGTCGATCACGTATTCGTCCAGAACCGCAGCCGCGTTGCCCGTGGCCGCGGTAAGCAACGTGTCGCCGACCATGACGCCCTCGACGCTGAGGTCGATCGAGCGCACGCCAAAATCGGCAAGCATGGTGCGAACGCCAGCCGAGTCCTTATTCGTAATGTCAATTGGCTCGTTGTTCACGGTGAACGTATCCACGCGCGCGCCAGCAATGACGACAGCCGAAGAGGCATCGCCCAACGAAATTCTGACGCCCGTGCGCCCGCTTGAAGCTGCCATATTGGCCTCCTATGGGATGTGCTGTTGCAATCATACCACAGGTGTTACGGTAATGCCACAAGCCGAAACGTCATCAGCGCGCGGCGCGTAATGCCATCAGGGTCGCGCGAGAATGCCATGCCCTCGCAGTCCAGCCTCACAAAGCCGGGCAACGTCGCCACAATGTCGGCGCGGTCAAGCGCTGTGAAGCAGGCCTGCGCGACGGCCTCGCATTCGCCCGTCTGCAAGCGTGACCATACGTCAACCTGGATGAGGGCGGACGTGCCGGTGGCGTCCTTAGTGCTGAAACCCGGATCGCTAACTTGCAGGCATGTAATGTAGGGAAACCCCGCGTCGCTCGACGGGTCCGACACCTGAGGCGCTTGCTCCCAAAATATCGCGGTCACGCCGTAAGCCGTCGATAGCTGCGACGTGACGCCGGTGACGTTCAGCAGGTTATAAAACGCGGTGCGAACTGCAAAGGGGATCATTCTGCGGCCCTCCTCATGGCTTCGCGGATTGCGTCCTCAAACGGCCCGCGCTCTGCATCGGTCGCGGGTCGCCAAGATGGGCGCGGCTGCAAACCTTGACGCCCAAACTCCAACTCGTAGGCGTAGTAAAGGCGGCTGCCGATCTGCGCGGTATCAGGCGACGGTCGAGAATAGTAGATCGATGAGGCAAGCGTGCCGGTGTCGTTTGCCGGGGCCTCGCCCGCTGCCGACGATTGATGCGTGCGGCTGAGGTTCTGGCCTGGCGCGCGGGTATGCACGCGCCCCGTCTTGGGGCCTTGAAGGATGGCGCGCTTAACCCTCGCATTGACCTTAAGCGCGGTCTTGGTGATTTCGCGGCGCACGTTTGCACGCAGCTTGCGCTCGTATTCGCCGAGCCACCGCTCAAGGTCGTCGGCCCCGCTAACGCTCATGTGGCCACCCCCGCGTCGGCGTCAATCTCTAGCCACTGATTGCGAAACTCAACGTTGTCAATCCGCGTGATGTTGTGCGCGCGCGTGCGGATCAGCACCCTGTCTCCCTCGCGGAGCGCAGCGCTATACCGCACGACAACGCGGAGCCTCGCCACAGCGTCGGTGCGGTCGCCGGTGCGCTCCTCACGCCCGGACATGCCCCGCAAATGCGCCCGCGTCGGCGCGCCTGAGACGGTTGCCCACGACTTGGTGAAGGTGCCAGCCGTGCCCTCCGTTGCGGTCTCGCGCTGAAACGTCACCGCCTCGCGCAAGATGCCGCTGGAATAGTCGCAACACAAGCCCATCAGATTCTCACGTTGCGATAACGCGAGACAATCTCAGCCGCGCCACTTGCGTGATAAGCGCTACCCATGTCGCAGCCGTCGCCCCGATGCCCGTAGGCGTATGCCGCAAGCTGGCGCACCGCGCGCTTCAGAGGGCCGGGCACATCGCTTGCCGCATCGCCATAGCCGGAGACGTGCGCGATCTCGATTGCGTTCACGGCGCGCAATGCGACGGGCCAAGCCGCGCCTGATTTGAGCGCGAGACGGCCCGGCTTTTGCGCGGTATCGACGTCAAAGGTCGCAGCCACATCAACCGCCGTGGCCACGCTATCCTCGCCGTAAACCGTGACCGATGTGACGGACGCCAGCGGCATACGGCGCAGCGTCACGAATGGAGTGCTGCCGTAGCCCATCCCCATGCTAAGGCTGCCACGATGGCCCTCGCGCACGCCGTCCCACCACTGCTCCTTGTAGCCGGGCCAGCAGTCAATCGTTAGCCGCCACGTCTGCGAGATAAGCGCGAGGCCCGATGCGTATTCAACCTCCTCGCGCGCCTCGGCGATTAGGCCCTCAAGATAGGCGTCTGCATCGGTCACGCCGTTAAGCTGCGCGCGCAGGTCATCAGCCGTCACAGGCTCAGACGCCGGGCCGGTGACGAGGGTATACCCCTCTTGCTGATAGTGCCGGGCGATAGGGCGGAGGCTCATTTACGCTTCCTCCCTCGCTGCGGCACGTGCAACATTGTCTCGGGCGGCGTGGCGATCTTGACTTCATACGCCGCGCCGTCGAGAACGGCCCACTCGGCGACGTATCCGTCAACGATATCCCCCTCGGCAAACGCCTGCTTGGCGTAGCCGTTCGGCATACACTCGTAACCGCCTAGCTGGAAAATCTTTGCGCGCATGGCGTGGCCTCCTGTGCTTAGGGATGAGGCGGCAACCCCGTTGACTGCCGCCTCACGTCAAAGCTCAGGTGCGGGCGACCCGCGCGCCGACGTAGGTGGTCGGCGCGCGGTGCGGCTTGCCGAGCGTCGCCATGACCGTCACAACCGCGTCGCTGCCGGTGGTGCCGGTGATCGTGAGGCCGAGATACCGCTTGCCGCCGCGATAGCCAATTGCGCCCGCGATGCTGTGGTCGGCGTCGTCGCTGGTGACGGCAATGGTGTTGACGCCGCCAACGGTTCCGCCCGCCGCGACCGTGGTCGCCGACGCGCCCGCAGTATCGGCGGACTCTTGCAGCGTAGCCGTGAACCCGCCCGCAGCGCCCGCATCGGTGACGACGTTGCACACAAGCTCAATCGTCGCCCCGTCGAACCCCAGCGTGTCAACATAGCCGGAAAGGAGCGTGCCGGTGCCGCTCATGGTCAGCGAGCCGAGGTGAACGCGCTGGGCGTTAGAGATAAGGTCGCGCATGGCGAGACTCCTTAGGTGGGGTTGCGTGGCCCAAGGGCGGCGCGATTGCCGCCCCCGGAGAAGTCATCAGGACGCGAACTTGATAAGCTGCAAAGCCTCGAAGTTAATGACCGCGCCGCCGACACGCTTTGTCGAGTAGAACTCCACGAAGGGCTTGGCGCTGAACGGGTCTCGCAGCGTGCGAATGCCCACGCGGTCAACGATCTGATAAGCCGACCGCATGTCACCAACAGCGATGGAGAGTGAGCCGGTCGCCGGATCGGGCATATCTTCAAACGAGGCGACAGGATAGCCGAGAAGCGTGGCAGGCTGGCCCGCCGCAATGCCCGGAGACCAGAGGTAAGCGCCGTCGCTATCCTTCGTCTTGCGCAGAAGGGCCGTGGTCGCGCGGTTAGTGAACCACGAGGCATTGGAGCGATACGCGCCCTTGAGGTTGTAAAGCGCGGTCAGCAACACGTCTCCGCCGTTCGGAGCCGCCGCAAGGCCGCCGTTCACGCCGCTGTTCGTGACCGGAATCTGGCCGGGGTTGGTCACCCCCGCCGGATAAGTGAGGAACCCGCGCGGGCGACCGACGCCATCGCCGGTCACGAACGATTCCGCCTCAGCGCGCGCGAAGCGATCCGCGACCTTGCCAGCAAGCCACTGCTCAATGTTAATTTCCGGGTCGTCAAGCATCTGCTGCGTGGCGCTCGGATTCGCATACATCTCGTGCACGGCGATGCGCCACGCCCCGAAATTTGGCGTGCTTGTGACAGGGCGCGCGGCGGTCTCGGCAACCCACCCATAGCCAACTTCGTTGAGGTCAAAAAGGCCTTCGAGCGCGTCCTTGCTGATGACCTGCACCGCAGCATATGCGCGCATCGGCGAGGTTTCGAAGATCTTCGTGACGATTGCGCCGCTCATGTCGGGGTTGACTGTGTAGCCGCCGGTTGCGTCTCCGCCGACAGACAGGGCCTTGCGCTCGTCATGGTCGAGGCTGTCAGGGCCTTTCCGGAAATAGCCTTCCATGATTTCAGTATAGCTCTTGAGGCTTTCGCCGGTCATCTGACGCGCCTGCATCTCGCCGACAAAGCCACCGGCATGACGACGCCACGAAGCGGCCTTTGCCTCCAGCGCCGCATCAACGTCAATCGGGTTGCCGTGATCGTCAACCACGACACGAGCGGCGCGCTTGGATGCCAGCACGGCCTCGTCTGCAACGGCCTGAGCGGCGGTGATGGCGGCTTCCATCTTGGCGAGCTTGGCTTCGGTCAGCGGGTCGGCGCTGCCCTTGGCTTCGATCTGCGCAAGGCGCTCGTCGTTGGCCTGCTTGTAGGCGTCAAACCCGGTGTGGATCGCCTTGATGGCGTCCGCAACGCCCTTGATTTCATCAGTCATTGGAATGCTTTCCCGAAAGATTGAAGGAGGTTTGCGAGGTCGGCGCGTGCCGCTTCCTCAGCCTTGCCATCATCCACCGCAGCATCCCGCCGGGAGAGGTAGCCTCTGAAGCCAAGCGATGTGATCGCCGTGGCGTCTGCTTTTGAGTATCCTGCATCCCGCAGAAACCGTTCGAATTGGCGCTCAGTCTCGATTCCCTTGACTGCCGTGACTAGCGCATCAGGCAACATCGGGAACGTGACGAGCGAAATTTCCATGAGGTCGATTGCCGTCAGTCGGCGCACTCGGCCATCCGCCTCGGGCTCGGCCTCGCGCACGCGATAGCCGATCGACATTGAGTCAATGGCCCCGGCGCGCAACAGGATCAACGCCTCTGCGCCTTGCTTAACGTCGGCGAGGAGACGGCCCTTGACCTTCAGCCCATAATCATCCTCGGCAATCGACTCATAAACGCCGATTACCTTGGACGTATCGTGCTGCCACAGCATTTTGACCTTGCGGCCCGTGTTGAGCGACGCCCGAAAAGCACCCGGCGCAACCACGTCTAGGCCCTGATCGACCACGCCGAAAACCGACGCATACCCCTCAAACGTCCCGTCTGAATCCGGCATTGCCTTGATAAGCGCGGGCGAGTGTTTGGTCTGCATTTATCGGCCCTCATTGCGTGTTGGCTAACTGTAGCATGTTTGCAACACTGTGGCTAGACTATCACAAACGCGACGGAGCATCGGCAATTTATCACCTCCGAAGCCCTCCCGCCGGGATCGCCTGGGTACATCAGCCGCGTCCCGCCAACGCTAAACGGCTCGTCCGCGCCGACCTCCTGACCGTCCGCGCGCCTGTGGCTGTCACGGGTCCGCGCATCACTGCCAGCCATCCACTCGCGCCGATACTCAAGGCCCTCCTCGCGGATAGCGGCGTCAGCGCCCGCGTTGGCCGCGCCGTGGGTTTCGGTGCGGGCGATAAGGTTGGCGCGTCCAATGCTTAGGCTCGGGACATTCTCAAGGATGCGCGCGCCGATACCGGCCTGGCCTAGCCCGTCCTCATATCCGCGCCGCACGCCGTCAACGATGCTGGCGCGCGTGGTCTCGGAGACGTAAGTGATACGCTGCCGGATCGCCTCGGACGCCACATATCGCAGCGCAAAAGTCCGCATGATCGCCGCGAAATCCTTGCGCTCGGTCGGACCTGCGCTTGCCTTGGCAACGCGGTTTATGCGCTGCGAAAACGCTAGAATGCTCTCGCCTGCCATCGACGCATAAAGCGCTTCGACCCGCTCGATGTGGTCGCGCGCCGCTGGCACTTCCCCGGTAATCTCCCAAAACGCCAGCATCTCGCGCATTGAGGCGCTAATTTCGCGTCGCATCCGCCGCTCGAATTTACCTGACAGACGGTCGAGCAATAGGCCTTGCGCTCGCAGTTCCTGAGCGCGGGTGTTGCCGGTGGCGAGCGTCATTTAATGTCGTGCCCATATGCCAGCGCCTTGGCGAGAGCGGGGGATATGTCGGCAGGCAAGATCGGCTCGCTTGCCATGCTGAGGCTGATTTGCGAGGACTGCACAAGCACAACGTCGCCGCCTTCAATCGGGTCGTAGCCCTTCATCTCGCGCCGCTCATTAATGGTGAGATCGTCGGACATATTCGCCATGTCCCAAAGCGCAGACCTCTTATCAACGATGGCGGGCACTTGGTCATAGTCCGCTTTGATCTGGATGCCCTGTGGCCTGCCTAACCATGCGCTCCAATCCTGCGCGATTAGATCGACGAGTGGGATAACCGTGTCTTCCCAAAACGCAAGTCGCGCCTCTTTGTAATTGGAATAAGTGTTGTCACCGGGGATGCCGAGCATCTGAGGCGGCACGCCAAAGGCAAGCGCAATGTCGCGCGCCGCGCTGTTCTTCGCCTCTTGTATGCCCATGTCGGTTGGGCTGAGGCCCATCTCGTGCCACGTCAAGCCGCCTTCGAGAATCATCGGACGGCCTGCGTTGTGCGCCCCAGAATACAGGTCTTGCACCTCGGCTTTGAGTCGCTGGAACGCATCTTCGCCTAGCACCGTGTCACCGCTTGCCACGAGCGCACCGGATGGGCGGGCGCTGTTTTGAAGCAAGGCCTGCATATATTTCATGGCCTCGTTGTGCTGGTCGATGGCATATGCGCCGGACTCGACGGGGCTTTGACCATACCAATCGTTGATCGGGTTAAACGCCTTCATGTGGCGCAGGTCAAAGGCTCCGCTTGGCGAGCGCGCAAAGATGACCTTTTTGCCGCCGACCTTGTAGCAATAATATTCCGGCGAGCCATTAGCCGCAGGGATGATCTGCATACGATCCGGGCGAAGCTGGTAAAGCTCGCGGGCCTGCCCCGCTACCGTCACGCGCTCCTCATAGCCGTTGCCCGCCAACAGGTAATACCCCACCTTGGCGCGGATATACTCGGCCCCGGACTGCATTGGGTTTGGCTGCGCGATCAACTCCAACAGAGGGTGCGCGATAAGCTCCTGCTCACCCCGGAACGCCAGCCACCGAACCGACGCCACCGCGTCACAGATGCGATTGACGGCCTGATAGGCAATCACGTTGCGCCGGTATGCCTCATCCGCGAACGCCGCATAATCGCGCGGAGACCACACGGGTTGACCCGGGGTCATTACATGCGTGTAGGCTGCGGCGGATTCTTTGACGCTCGGCACGTCAGCGCGCCCAAACAGACGTGGGAATTTCATCTATGCGTCCTCTGCGGCGTGGCTGTTGCCGAAAGGTAACACGTTTAGCAATGTGTTGCCACTGCGCCACACATGGCACGGGATAGGTGTGGGCCAACCACCTATCTTGTGCCATGCATCACAGCGGGCCTAGAGCCTGCGCAGCCTCGGAGCGGATCGCGCGCGGATTAGCGGCTGGAGCGCGTAGCGGATTGAGTCGATAAAATGGTTGTGATCGTCAACAATCGCCGGGAGGATGTCGCCGCTTAGCCGATCCACCTTGTGCGAATACAGCCGCGCCTCACGCGCAGCCATCGGGCAGTCAGGGTGGATCGTCATGCCCGCCGATTTGATCCAGCTAACGCCATCCTCGACGCTGCCCGCGCCCTTCTTGACGCCGGTGATGCGGGGCAGGCCATGGCGGGAAAGGTAGCTGATGCTCTCAGGGCGCGCGCTATCGGCCCTTGAGGCGTGGCGATCTATGCCGGGCAGGCGGTCAATAAGAAACGGCGCGGTGTCGTCAAGCTCAAGGCCCACCTTGCCAGCCTCGCGCCGGATGTGAACGCGCCCGTTGTGCAGCCACACCTCGACGGCGGTCGTCGGGTCCTGTGCAAACCCAAAGTCGATGCCGTAATACGGGCCGTCCCAGCCGTCGCCCGGCTCAAACTCCGCCACGTCGTAGCGGCTTTTGAACACCTGCGCGTCGGTGATCGAGAGGAAGCCGCCCTCCCAAACGTGTTCATACGTGTCCGGTCGATTGCGCTGGTCTCGCAGGCGCTCAATCTCAAGCACCGCAGGGAACCACGGATTGTCTCGCCAGTTTAGCGTGGTGATTAGCGTGTCGGTGTCGCCCGATGCGATAAAACGCCTGTGCGTGGCGCTCTCGCCGCTCTCAGGGTTATAGGTCACGATGTTCTCGGACCCTTCGGCGCGGATCGTCGGCAACAGCTTATCCCACGCGCTGGCGCTAACGCCCTCGGCTTCATCAGTCCAGTTGTCTAGGATTTGCGCTTTGGACTTGATGCTGTCTAGGTTGTGCCGCAGGCCAGCAAAGGCGAACGCAACCCGCTTGCACTTGGTGCGAACATATCGCTCGCCAATGTCAAAGCGGTCGAGCATCCAGCCGTGAGCGCGGATCGCCGCCTTGATCTCCTCAAGGCTAGACTCCTCAAGGCTGTTCAGGTGCTCTCGGCTTGCAAGGATTACGCCGTGCCGCCCATGAGAGGCGTGCAGCAACGCCCTGTGCGCCGAGTAGACCGCAGCCCCTCGCGTCTTGCCCGAGCCTCGCCCACCTGGGAATACCCGATTGCGCGCAGGCTTGGCGAAGTTTTGCGCCATGCGCTTGGGGATACGGATTTCATGCTGCGTCGGGGTCATCAGGGTCCACGCCCACGAAGGTAACGCCGATCGGCGACATCGTGCCATCCGTTGACTTGTGGTCAACGTTCTCGGTGAACATCGCCATGTGCTTGCCGAGAGCGACAACCGACGCGACGCGGGCGGCGTGAGACGAGCCTTCGCCCTCGCGCTCGGCCTCAATCACAAGGCGGCGCAAGACATAATCTTGCGTTACCTGCGTGCGCTCTTGTTGCTTTATCTGCCCGTCGGCAATCGCGGCCCTAACTTCAGGATGCTTCAACAGCGCCGAGCCTTGGGCATACGAGGTCTTGGGGCTGTAGCCCGCCCGAAGCGCCGCCTGCGTTGCATTGCGATCAATGAGGTATTCGGCGGCGAAGATGGCCTGCTTTTCGTTCATGGTTCCTCCAATGAAAAAGCCGCCCCCCGCGTTGGCAGGAGGCGGCAGTCGCAGGAGGAGACGACAGGCACATGACAACCCGACAACGCCAATGTGCCACGGGTCGCGCGGGCGGTCAAGCGCTAGTCGTCGCCCGGCTCCCAGTCGTCTATCTCCGCGTCAGAGTCCTCCTCGGCGGAATCCCAGATCAGCCCCTCAGCGGAGCTATACATGCCGCCGCGCAGGTAGCCCTCAAGGATAGCTCGGTCGTCGCCCCTCATGTTCATAGCGTCGGCGGTTGCCCGTATTTTCACGGCTCTTTTTTCACCGGGGGTCATTCGCTGTACTACTCCTCGCATTAGTCGGGATCGTAAATCTTTTGCATGATCTCGTGCTTCGCGATCTCTAACGCGCCCAGCGCTTCAAATCCGGTCACGCCGCCCTCAGCGTTATAGATTGCCTCCATAATTGCCTCTAAGAGCGCGTCCGCGGCGCTTTCGCCGTCGCCGGTGATAACGCGCCACGGGCCAATCGTCACCTCATCCGCCATGCGTCAAGCTCCCTTTGACCGCTGCAAACAAGCAAGCTCAAGGGTAACGGGCCGCCCGGCTGCGGCGTGAAACCCCTTCACCACAGGCGCGGTCATTTCCAAAAACGTGAGGCAAGC